CTCATGCTCTCGGATGACAAGCTTGAGAGCCTTCTGGGCGAGGATGAAAAAAGCGTTTCCTTCGATGAGTCATTTGAGATTGTGGTTGAATGTGAAGACGAGCAGCATCAGGAAGCCGTCTTTAACAAACTGACAAGTGAGGGCTACAAATGCCGAGTTTTGACTTTATGAAAACGTGGACTAAGCCTGCCAGCTTTCGTGCTCAGTCGGTAATTGGCAGTTTCACCCTTGTTGACTGCAAGATGGAAAAGCGCTTTGTTGGAGAAATACCCATCGAAAATGAGCCTTGGCAAATCGGCGTTATTGTCGGTCGTAGCGGCACCGGAAAAACAAGCATTGCAAAAACGCTTTTTCCTGACAGCTACATCAAAGCCTTCAAATACACCAATGAATCAATTCTGGACGATTTCCCAGAAGGTCTGCAAGTCAACGAAATAACCAAAAACCTGTGCAGCGTGGGGTTTGCTTCTCCTCCGGATTGGCTCAAAAGCTACGAGGCGCTTAGTCAAGGCGAAAAGATGCGCGTAGACATCGCAAGAGCCTTGAGCTTAGACCAGCCGCTCATAGTCTTTGACGAATTCACAAGCGTCGTTGATAGGGAGGTCGCAAAGGTAAGCGCCTATGCTATAAGCAAAGCCATTCGGCGAACATCTAAGAAGTTTATCGCAGTTACTTGCCACTATGACGTTATCGACTGGCTTGACCCTGATTGGGTTTTCTGCACTGACACCATGGAGTTTAGCCGAAAAAAAGAAGTCGGCCGCCCGTTGAACTCCAAGTTTATCGGTGCGGCACTTCCCTGTGGCAAACCTTTAGGCACTATCATTATCTAAACGGTAAACTTGGCGCAGGCGTCCGCTGCTACGTCGCCATGTACCAGTTTAAGCCTGTTGCATTCATCGCTGTCGCTCACGTGCACATGAGGTCGCATTATTACCGTGTTAGCCGCCTCATAGTGTTGCCCGACTATCAGGGCATAGGCATCGGCAAACGCCTGTTGAATTTCATAGCCGAGCTTTACACGTCTAAAACGAAGCTGCCATTTTACTTGGTAACGAGCAATCCTCAGCTGATAAGGGGAGAACTGGGCAATTGGGTTATCAAGCGAGTGGGACACGGTAGCCACGGAAAAGGCAACACAAGAATCAACCAGGGGCTAGTCAAATCCAATAGCAGGGGACGTTTAACCGTCTCTCTAAAGTATGTTCCAAAGAAAAGTTAAGTCCACCCTAAGAAAAGTGATTTTTACGCTCAAGAATACGCTTGAAAGACGCCTGTTTTTGCTAAAGCTTGAAGGAGACGGCTTAAACAAGCGTGAAATAGTTAAGGAAACCTGCGCCAAATTCGGCTGCTCTGAAGTTACCGCATACAATGATTTTAACACGAGGGCTGTTTGGCAGCCTCTAGTCCAAGAAGTCACCGCGTCACTGTTTAAGATACAGAACCGCCATGAGCAGCTCTACCGTAAAGCCAGCTTCATGTATAGCCAAGCTAAAAGCGACCGCGCACGCATTGCTGCCTTGAATCTTATGCGCCAAATCAACATGGAACTCGCCCAGCTCAGCGGTGCTAAACCAACCGAGCAAATGGCGACTGAAGAAATCCGTATCCGATGGGAAGACCCTGAAGTATGCAAAAAACAATACTCATCCACTACAAGCCTCACGCGGGACAGCTTCAGTTCCACTTCTGCCCCGCCCGTTTCCGAGTGCTTAACTGTGGACGCCGCTGGGGCAAAACCGTCTGTGGCGCCAACGAATTCATAAGACAAATCTGGCAGCAAGGCCAAGGCAAAGAAAAGTCAGGCATCGTTGGTTTTGCTGTCGCCCCAACTTATTGGCATACACAGCGGCAATGGAGCGAATTCTTCAACTACTGCCCTGCTGAACTAATCGAGGAAATTCACAGAGCCGACCGCCATGTGCTCCTGAAGGGCAAGCGGAATATCTGGTTCAAAAGCGCTGATAACCCTGATTCGCTAAGAAGCCAAGGTATCAAGGTTCTATGGGTTGATGAGGGCGCACAGATCGCCGAGGAGGCGTGGACTTTGGCGCTTAGGCCTGCGTTGATGGATGAGAAAGGCATTGCATTCTTCACCGGCACACCCAGAGGACACAACTGGTACTTCCAACTATGGACTCGTGGGCAAGACCCTTCCCAGAAAGATTACAAAAGCTGGAGCTTCCCAAGTGCCTCCAACCCATACTTAGACCCAGCAGAGATTGCCTCTTTCGCACGAGACATGCCTGAGTTGGCTTACCGTCAAGAGGTCCTTGCTGGGTTCCTTGAGGACGTCGGTAGCGTCTTCCGAGGAGTAGACCGCATAGTCAAAGGTAGTTTTCAAGCGCCTGAACGGTTTAAAACATACGTCATGGGTGCCGACCTTGCAAAGCTCGAAGACTTCACCGTCCTTGTCGTCTTGGATGCTGATGGGCGTCTGGTGGCTTTTGACCGCTTCAGCGAACTCGACTGGGTTTTCCAGCGCAAAAGAATCGTTCAACTAGCCCAACGCTATGACGCGCGGCTGCTGATTGACAGCACAGGAGTCGGCGACCCAGTCTGTGACGAGCTTTATCGTGAAAACGTCAGGGTTGAAGGCTACAAGTTCACCAACGCAACCAAGAAAGACCTCATCGAAAACCTCAGTATAATGATTGAGAACCAGCAGCTAACCATCCCCAACATCCCCGAATTAATCAACGAACTAAAACTCTATGGCTACAAGACCACGGCTAGCGGCAACGTGCAGTACGGAGCACCAGAAGGTTACCATGACGACTGCGTTGTGGCATTGGCGCTGGCAGCTTGGCAACTAAAGCGTTCCCCTCCTCCGGGAATAGGCGCAGGCTTTGTCCCTCACTAACTTAATGGTGATTTTATGACTGAAGAAACAATCCTAACCGCAACCGACCAAACCATGCCCCAAGTAAAGGCGTTAGGTTTAGCGTTGAACTGCAAGGCTGCTGATTTGCATGTCTACTTGGATGGCGTCGACATAACCAAGAACGTGGTTTGGGGCGAGTTGAAAGTTACCTTCGAGAAAAAGCAGTAGCGTTTGCTAGTTTTGATTTATGCCTCATAGAAGTCTTGTTAGCAGTAGCCCTTTGCTGGCCAACCGTGAAGTCCCCGCAAACGTCAGTCTAAAGCAGATGCGGCAGGAGATTCCTTACAACTGGAAAGACGACGACGTCCTCTGGGGCTACATGAACCAGTTCAAAATTAGCGCAAGCGGAGCAGGCTTCATCTCGCCGCCTTACACGGCGTTTTGGGATCGCATCTGGGGCGCAACCCCCGTCGAGGACCTGCCAAAATACAAAGACCTCTACAACTTCACGCCCTACATCAAAGCCAGCATCGACGTAACAGTCAACCTAACCCTAAGCAACGGCTTCGAATTAGAGGGCAGTACAGCTGAGATTCGGCAATGGCTCACTGACTGGTTGGATGAGCATGATTTCCTGCAGACTGCAAGAATCACGCTGACTGATGAATTGGTGTTTGGGAACGGAGAGTTTGAGATTTGCCGAGACAAAGACCAAAACGGCATCATCATAACGCCGCCTGAGGAGTGGTGGCTCAAAAGCCTCGACCCCGTCCACATCCGCGTAAGACGCGACCAATACGGCAACATCTTCGGATACATTCAGTTGCTGACTTTTCCGCCTGTGGCTTTTCCAGCCCAAGACATTGTGCACTACAAGTATGGTGCTAAGAGTTGGTGGTATGAATACAGCTACGGCACAAGCCTGCTGCGTCCCCTGCTTCTGATTCAAGCTTACATCGACAGTTTCCAGCGGGACATGGCAACCATAATGGCCGTCTACACAAAGCCCATGCTGGTAATCAAAGCAGGCACGCCAGAACGCCCCTTCACCGACCCCCAGCGGGAAGCCCTTCAAGAAACCTTCGCCAAGCGTGGACCTGCAACGGACGTGGTTGTCAGAGGCGACATCGACGTTAGCAGCATGCAGAGCATGACCCGCCAAATCAATGTTGACTGGTGGATAAAGTACCTGCACGACCAGCGGCAAGCCGTCTTGGGTGTCCCAAAAATCTTCTTAGGGGAAAGCGAAGGCACCAACCGAGCCACAGCCGACATAGTAATGCAGGAATACGTCTCTCGCCTGCGGATGCTGCAGGAGAATTTTGGGGACACAACCGAAACCCGCCTCTTCAAAGAGTTGGTTGACGCCAAATTCGGCGAGGGCAAAGAGATTCCACACATAAAGTGGCGCCCCATTTGGGAGCCAAGCCTTGCAGAGAAAGCAAAGCTGCTCGCTGACTTGGTCGGCAGAAACATTATCGCAAGAAGTGAAGCCAGAGCCCAGCTTGGATTCGCTGAGGCTTTGCCTGCCGACTTGAAGAAAAACCAAGTTACTACGCCACCTGTACCAACGGAGGAGAAGCAATGATTGGATTTTCTGAAACACAAGACAGCATAAGATTCACTGTGCTTGAAAGTAGCAGAGAGCTTGAAAGAAGCAAACTCAAACCCCTAACGGCAGGCGTGCAGGTGATGTTCTGCCATTTCCGAGGCTGTAGTCGCTGGGAAATTCAGGCC